TATTATTAGTTTAACAGGTTTATATTTTTCTGGGAAATGTTTTTTTATTGGAACCTTTAATCCCTTAGCATTAGTATAAGAACCCCATTTAACTATCCGTTCAGGATAATACCTAAATACTTTACCATCCTCGGTAACGTAGTATTTCGTGTTTCTAAACTGCTTCATATTGGTAAATATACAAAAAAATATTTGCTTTACCAAGGCGAGTTTTAATGCTATTTATTTGTCGCATAACCACAAGGGTTATGTAATATTAACCTTTACAAAGTTTTTAATATGACTAGTATTGAACTAAAAGAACTTGTGAAATCACATTTCTCACTTGTAGAGGCACCCACAGAAGAGACAATCATTACTGAAGAAGAAGTTACCGAGGAGGCATTCGCTGAGCACGAAGAAGTCGTTAAAGAGGTAGTTGAAAAAGTAGTAGAAAAAGTTTCTGATGTTGATGCTGAAGAGATGGCTGAAGAAGAAGTTAAAGACGTAGTTAAGGCAATCGTGGACGATGTGGTAGATGATGCCAAAGAAGACATGATGGAAGAAGACGAAGTCTCAACTGAAGAAATCGTAAAAGAAATCGTTTCAGCAATCACTGAGGAAATGGGATACATCAAAGAAAAAATGGAAGAACTTGTAGTTCGTGTTGACGAGTTGGAAAACCTACCAGCTGCTGAGCCAACAATGAAACAAGGTGCTGCCAAAGAACTTGATGTAACACCAGCTGCTTTCTCAACGTTCAAAGTAAGTGAGGCGAAAAACGCCGACAGAATCAAGCTAGCGCTTGAAGAAATGAAAAACTATTTAAAAAAGTAAAAAAGTAAAAAACAATGAGTTTAGACGTATCTGCTTTAAGTGACTTTAATAACGAGGTAGCGGGAGAGTTACTAGTAAAGTCCGTTTATGGTGGTTCCACTATGGAATATATCACCATTAAAGAAGGAGTTAAACACCAAGAGCCAATCAACCTAATGGAAGTAGACCTATACATCCAAAATGGTACTTGTGTTTCTTCACCTTCAGGTTCTTTGACTTACACTCAAAGAAACATTACAGTTTGTCCACGTACGTCCTTTGATGGTATATGCCTTAAGGACATGGATAAAAAATACTTGGGTATTGCTGCCCTAGAGCCAGGTTCTTACAATGAGACCTTCAAAATGGCTGAAGCATACTCAGGATTATTAGTTAACCAGTTCCAGAAAGCGAACGACCAGACATTATGGCAAACAGTATCAGGTTCTGATTCTACATTTGCTGGTACTTGTGAGGCTGATGGTTTGTTGAGAATCTTGAGTTCAGGTTCTGCTGGTTCAGCTATTACTGATTCAGACCAAATCGTTGGTTCTACAACAGCATCTTTGGATAACTTAGATGATATGATTGCTGCGTTGAATACAGACGTTGCTGATAGAGACGACTTAACATTCTTTATGAGTGTAGGTAAGTTCCGTCAGTTCGTTTCTGAAGTACGCCAATCTAACTCTTTCTACTTTGACCCAAATAGCATCTCAAACAGAGGTGGTATCTTGGAAATGGCTTACCCATTCCAAAACATCAAAGTAGTTGGTACTGTAGGTATTAACACTGACAGAATCGTATTAGGACCTGCTAAACAAATCGTTGCGGGTACTGATTTAATGAGCGACTTTAGCGAGTTCCAGTTGTGGTACGACATTAACACTGACCAGTTGAGACACAGAATCTCTACTAAACTAGGTGTAAACGTAGCGTTCCCTGAATACTGGATTTCAAATAACGCCTAATATTAACCCATTGAGAAGGGAGGGTTAGTCCCTCCCCAATCAATCTAAACCAGATTATACAATATGGCAACATGTGACATAACTTCAGGCTTTACCCTTGGGTGTCGTGACTCGGCAGGGGGTATTAAAAACCTTTACATTCTATCTGGTTCGATTTCCAGCGTTACCGACGCAAGTGAAGGGTTAATCAGCTCGATTAGCGGTTCAGGTGAGTTCTTCCAGTTTGAACTATTTAGACAAACTAGTGATTTTACAGAAACTATTAATGCTACTCCAGAAAACGGAACAGTATTTTATGAGCAATCTGTAAACGCAGTTTTCTTCAAACTACAGAGCGCAACTAGAAACCAAGTTAAAGTATTAGCACAAAATCCAGAACTAAAACTTATCGTTGAAACCAACAATGGTTCAGAAGATAATGTTGGACGTTACTGGTTATTGGGTGAAGAAAATGGTGTACAACTTCTGTCAGGTACAGGAGCTACAGGTACAGCATTTGGAGACCTAAATGGCTATACATTAACCTTCACTGGACAAGAGCCAGTACCTGCTTCTGAGTTATCAGGAAGCTTAAATGACGTTGTTTCAGGTATTACCGTTCCTGCGGGTGCCTAACAAATAGATTAACAAAAGTAAGGGGGTTTCGTTATCTTATAACGTGCCCCTTTAACTTTTTTTTCGTACATTTATTCATATGAAGGAATGTTCTAAATGTAGTAAAATAAGTAATAACTACGAATCAAAAAACAGTAAAGTTTGTATTGATTGTAAAAAAGCTTATAGAAAAGAATATCGTAAAAAGAACCTTAGAAAATATTGGGTTCAAACTTATGATGATATGACTTTAGAAAAATACAATGAAATGTATAAAAGTCAAAATGGAAAGTGTCTTATATGTGGTACTAAGAAAAAACAACTTAATATAGACCATTGCCACTCTACAGGAAAAGTTAGAGGATTATTATGTTTTAAATGTAATGTAGGTATTGGTTTTTTTAAAGACAATATTAAAATACTTAAAAAAGCAATAAAATATTTAAATGCTACAGTTTGACAAGTCAAAAGCCACTAACTCAAATGCTGTTTGGATAGAAACAGTAAATACCTCATCTGATTATTATAATAATCTAGTAGCAGTTGTTTCTCAATCATATGATTTAAGTAGTAGTACTATTGCTCTATCATTAGTTTCAGCACCTACTGCTTATAGAAACTGGCTGATTTTTAGTAATATTGCTAATGAAGTACCTTCAGGGTCGGGACAATACGATGTTGAAATATACACAGCAACAACAGCATCAGAAGCAACTTGGGCAACAACAGAAGAGGTTTGGGCTACTTCAGAGGAAGTATGGCAAAACTTTGGTGGTGGTGGTGACCCAGTAACATTATTGTATTCAGATAGAGCATACATTTCAGGTTCAAACGAAACAACAATCACTCAATATCTATCACCAAACGAGAACGGAAAATATACAACATACAATGAATAAGATTAAGTTTTCAAGTATTAATAAAGACCTAGGACAAAGAATCTACGTCAAAGAAGAGAAAGGTAACCAGTATGTAAAGTTTGGTGAATACAACTCTTTCCCAAATGAACTAATCGAACTATATAATAACTCATCTATTCACAATACTTGTGTAAACGCTATTGTAGATGGTATTGTTGGTGAAGGATTAACAGCTAACCCAGAATATGTTTTAAAAGTAGCAAATAGTGATGGGGAAAGTTGGAATGATATATTTAAAAAAGTAGCACGCGACTACAAACTATATGGTGGGTTTAGTCTAGAAGTTATTTGGAATAAAGCAAGAACTAGAGTAGCAGAAGTATACCACATTGACTTCTCATTCTTGCGTGCCAAAGAAAAAAACTATAGAGGACAAATCCCTGGTTATTACATTTACGACGAGTGGGATACACAATACAGATATGGGCAACAAAACATTGATGATTTGCCTTATTTACCAGTGTATAATCCAGGCACTAAAAATGTAGAACCTAAACAAGTATACGTTTATAACCCTTATAGACCAGGTATGAAGTATTATCCATTACCTGATTATGTAGGGGCTTTACGAGTAATAGACCTTGATACTGAGGTTGATAACTTCCACATTAATAATATAAAGAATGGTCTAGCACCTTCGTTAGCAATAACTACGTTTACTAACGCAGATGAGGAAGAAAGAGAAGCAATCGAAAGAATGCTTCAAGTACAATACGCAGGTAGTAATAATGCTGGTTCATTAATGTATATGGACGTTGATGCTCCAGAAAACGCACCTGTTATTACGCCCATACCACAAAATGGAGCAGATGGTTACTATACAAATGTAAACGATATGGTAACACAAAAGATTTTAACTGCTCACCGCATTACCTCTCCTATGATTCTAGGTATCAAAACACCAGGCCAGTTAGGAGGTAGAGATGAGACAACAGATGCTTACCTATTATTGGTAAACACAGTTATTAGACCATATCAACAAGATATACTTGCGGTATTAGAAACTTTATTAGAAGAAAAATACCCAGAAGAAGATATTACTTTAGGTGTACAACAACTTAAACTCTATGATGATGGAGAAGAAGAAGTAGATGTTGTAACTTCTATTGATGCTGAAGTAGGTGATGATTCAGAACTAGAAGCTGAAATCGAAAAAGCAGACAATGAAGCTAAAGGTGATTTAGAAGAACCAGTAACAGAACTACCACTAGTATGACGTCAACATTTATATTAAGCGAAGCAAAGTTAAGGGAGTTTACTGACATCAATGAGATGTTAGATACCTCTTTAATCAAAAATAGTATCCGTGAGTCACAGGATATACACCTTCAAAGAATCATCGGTACTAAACTATACGATAAAATCTTATCAGATATTGATGCTGATTCATTAGCTGGTGTTTATAAAACGTTAGTAGATGATTATGTACAAGATTTCTTATTGTACGCGGCCTACTATGAAACACTAGAAGCTATTTATTTAAGACCACGTAACAACGGATTACTAACACCTACAGGAGGTGAAAATAGTATTAATGCCGATAGAAGTTTATACAATGTAAAAAGACAAAGTGTAGAAAATAAAATGGAGTTCTACGCTGAAAAACTATCTCGTTACCTATCTGAGGAAGAAGCATCGTTCCCAGAACTAAACGCTAATAACAAAGCATACGAACAAAACCCTGATTATAGCTCACAATATCGTTCACCTATTGTATTTAACAGAAATACTAAACAACTAGGAAACTATAAATGGGCTAAAGACGCAGGATTAAGAATAACTAACTCAGCTTATAAACAATACCCTTGGGGTTCAAATATAGAATAATAGTATGGGACAAAACTTAGGACCGTTAAATATTAAAGACTCGTACCAAGGTTTGGTACAAATCTCTGGTAGTATCTTAACAAATGGTACTGGTAGTGATATAACTTCTTTAGAAGTAACAGCATCACACGCTACACAAGCAACATCCGCTTCGTTTGCTAGTAGCGCAGCAAGTGCTGATAGTGCTACAAGTGCTACAAGTGCTTCGTTTGCTACTACAGCATCATTTGCTCTAAACGCAGGTGGTAACGAAACAGGTAGTTTACTTACTACAGCGTCTATAAGCGATGCTCAAATCACATTCACCAAGGGTGATGCCTCAACATTTGATATTACAGTAAATAACGTAGTAAGCGCAAACTCAGCATCATATGTTGCGGGTGCTAATGTTGATGGTGCTGTAAGCAATGCTACAAGTGCTTCATTAGCTACAGAGGTAAATGTTGCTTCAGATGCTACAAATGCTACACGTTATGTTGGATTTGTTGATACATTAAATGGAAAAGATAACGTAAGGGTAGATTCAACACTTACATTTAACCCATTTAGTAATG